CCCATGCCGGTAGCAGCAATAATTGTTTTTTCAAGCATCTTTCCCCCTAGAAAGTGTATTTGTATAAGTCTAAATCTTTTTCAAACAACTTGGCAACTTTATTTTTTTCCTTATCTGTGTATAAGTTTTTATACAACTCGTGATCTGATTTGTTATCAACATCCAAAGTAACACCAAAATCTACAATGTCTTGAATGGGCTTAAAATCGTTGTCTAAGCTCTCTGTTCGCAAAAGATGAGTTACCCCATTGGGTATCCATTCAAATTGATTGGTGGTGGTTTTAAACCAATGCAAAGTATCGTAGCTTTCTAACCGATCTACCCATGTGGCAAAGTCAGGAAACTCCTCTAAACCATTGGCTTGCCTAAATTTTACGCACCACTCTGTTTGACCATCTTTGGCAAAAGTATAAAAGCTCACCAATCTATCGTAAGGGTTTCTGACTACCGCAAAAGTTGTAATGCAAGGCATTACTTTAGCAATCATTGGCAGACTTTCGTGATGGCCCATAAAAATAGGGTCGGCATCAAAAAATGATTTGTATTTGGTAAACCATTTAATGATGGATGTGCCAGCATTTTTAGGAATATGCACAAAAGTTAAATTGTGCTTAGGTAAAAACATTGCCGTCATTTTAAACCAAGCTCTTTTCTAATTTTAGTAGCACTAACGCTGGTGATAGATTCATCAAAAGTTTCTTGTTCGATCTTATATCCAACATCACGCCCATAGGTGATATTGACAATATTAGGCACAACTTGAATGTAATATTGCCCTTGATATAAAGGGTCAAGATCACGTTTAATGTTTTCTTTGACTTGTTCTAAGCTAAATGGGTTACTGTCATTCCATCCTTGACAATCTCTTATCTGAATGACTACTTGTCCTGTTTTTTTAATAGCTCTTTCAAACAACGCACGATGCCCTTTATGCCAGGGTTGCCATCTGCCCAACATTTGAACAGTTTCTTGTTTCCAAGAAAAAGTTGCACGACGGCAATTATTAACAATATGGTTGACAACAAACTCTTTCCATGAATTATCCCAATTTGGGATTCTGAAATCATAAACATCAGGTTTTACAAAAAGCTGGTTTGTATCTTCAAACCTTCCTTCATCTATGGTATCCATCCATATAGTCCAATCGGCTTTAAAGTTATTACGCATCTCAGGCAAAGGAGCTACAAAATCACAAATTACATAATCACCACCAGCCGAAATTGCAAAATCAGCCATACGAATAGATTGACGAATACGCCCTTCTTTAGAAAAATCCCAATCATTAAAACGTTTTCTCACATCATCCGCATTAAACCAAGTCACTATAGGATTGGTATTGATTGGCAACATTAAAGCTCTTTCATAACTCATGTGGCCTTTAGCTTCCAAAAGTTCTTTAAGTTTTTTAGCAAAGGTCGTTTTACCAGAGCCGGGTAAACCCATAATTAATATTTTCATTTCCAAACATCCACAATAATATGAATACGATCTTCCGTTCCTTCGTTGGCTACAGAATGGAGAGCTTGATTGTTAAACCACCAAATTTCGCCAGGGTTCATGTGACAAGATTCGTTACCAGAAGTAAATGATACTTGGTCGTTGCTTGTTACTACAAAATGGTATCGGTCATGCTTTTTGGCGTAATTACCTTCATCTATGTGGTAACCAATATATCCACCAGGTTTAAGATTGGCTACCATCACACGCCCTAAAAGATGAATAGGAAAAAAGTCATAGACTACATTCATTGTTTTGGGATGGTAACGCTGAGAAAAGTAATCTTCGCACTTCAAACTCTCAAAGAAGGTTTGATAGGTGGAGTCATACATTACAGATTGAAACCGCAAGACAATATCTTTGACGTTGGAGTGTTGCAATGTAGGATCGTTTCTACGTAGGTTTAACCAATCCCAAAATTGACTTTTTGTTAGCTCTGCTGCAATAGGCGCAGGATCAAAAGTATCTATTAATTTGAAGTTATCCATTTTCCCCACTCCCCTCGGTTTCCTAATTGATATTGTATTGCAAAGTCATGCAGTAATTCTGGTGATATTTTCTTGTCAGAAATATATTTTCTAAACTTTGGCAAACCCCAATCTTTACGCCATTTACATAGCTGGCGCACCCCTGCTTTATGTATTGCCTCTAGATCGGAGTTCCCGCTGTTTGATGACATAATCCTTCATTTCGTAATAGCTGTTAAAGCGGGCCAATTTAGGGTCTTTACCACATTCAATTCTATACGCTTCTTCAATCTGATCGTTAGTTATTAACGGATTTTTCTTTTGTGTAATAACTGATTCTGCAACCCACTCAGCTTTAAATCCAGCCCAACCTCTTTCGCAACACATCTGCATTACATCAGAGAGGGACATTTTAGCCTTATCTGCTTCTCGCTGTAATCCTTTAAAAGCAGTTTCAGTCCATTTAGCTTTTTTGGCTTTGCGAACTTCTAAGTAATCTTTAAACAAAGATTCAGAAACACCTTCAGGTGTCTTTAATTGGTTATTGGTTATTGGTTTATGGTTATTGGTTGGTTGAACGGGCGTTGAACGGGCGTTGATCGCTCGTTTAGCTGCCGATGCTTTTCCTGCTTTAGAGGCTATATCTAACTGTTTATGATAGTCAGCCAATACTTCATCGCATCTAGTATGCTTCCAATATCCATCCTCTAAAACAAAAAACATTTTAAGAATTGATCTCACAAAGTCATCATGCAATCTAGCATTTACTTTTGTGCAAAGTACGCCTATATCATCAGGCAATGGTTTTTCTGTATCGTAATAAAGCCAAATTAATTTGAGATAAATGCCAACTTCTTCGTTGGTTAAATAAGAGGTGTCTTTTATAAAGTCACCAATGTGATGTTGGTAGTAGTGCATACGGCCTTTGTCAAAGGTAGTCAAAAGGGTGGACTGGGCAGATCGGTGACTAATCGACTTTTCGGTTGCGAACCTAGCCTGTCCATAGAGTTTACTACAGCTTATTTCTTTTTAGTTTGTTGTTTTTTTACAACAGTTTTCTTGGGAGTGGTGTCCAGAACGCTTGAAACATGAAACATTTTGCCGTTACGTTCCATCATTATTGCCTCCACCAAAGTGCAAGTCATTCCTTGCTGGACAAGAAAATGCAATCCCTCCTTGTCATAATGCACGTGGACTTCGGCTGATCCGTCTTTATTTTCTTTGATTTTTTTAATTAAAATTTCCATTAGTGTTGCCCCGAAAAAGCCACAGGGCCAAGTGCATTTAACAAATCACGATGCGCTTTGACTTCGTTGGTCAAAAATGCAATCCGTTCTTGCAAAACTTTAATTTCTAGATCAGCTTGTTTAAGCATATCTAACAACATTTCTTCTCTATTCATATTAACTCCGGCCAAATTAAATGCCAGGATTGTGGAAACAAGTCCTTGCGTGTGATTAAACCATGCGACTCTTTTTCAAGAGTTGCCCCTAAAAATGCGTATTGAGATGCTGGAATGTTGTTTTTTCGCCACAAACTAACTGCTGCCGGGCTTACACCCGTTAATTTGGCTACTTTGGCAGTTCCCCCAAGCAAGTCAATTATTGCTGAATCTGTAAGTTTTAGTCCCATTTAGCAATCTTACAACATAAGTAATTATTTTTGCAAAGGTATTGCAAAGTCTTGAATATTACTTAATAATGGAGATATAGCAACTTCGCTATGTCATTTAAGGGGAATTTAAATGGATGAGTTGTATCAAGTTATGACCGAAATGGAGCAACGCTTGGAAATAGCGTTAGACAACATGGAATACGGCACAGAATTGTCGCAAGACGATGTAGATGTTATTCGTGCAGCTTGTGGAAAGCCAAACAACAAGCGCAATAATCTATTGCAAAACGTGTTTGAAGATTTTGGTAAAGTCTTTGGAGGTTCTAATGTCTAAATACTTAGAACTTCGCAAGATCAATGTCAACGATCATACCGAACGTAAGGGTCGTTTTACTTATCTTTCTTGGGCGTGGGCCGTAGATCAGTTATTACAAAAAGACCCAATGGCTACTTGGTCGTATGCCGATCCTACAATATTTGCCGATGGTTCAATGATGGTATATTGCACAGTTCAGGCGTTTGACAAGTCAATGACTGCCATGCTTCCGGTGCTAAACCATGTCAATAAACCAATCCAAAATCCTAATGCAATGGATGTCAATACCGCTATGCAACGATGCTTAGTCAAAGCGATTGCTTTGCATGGCATTGGTTTGTATATCTACGCTGGCGAGGATTTGCCAGAAGATGAAGCACCAAAACAAGTGAAGTCTAGTCAATCAATGAAATCTGTAGCAGAAGATATTTTATAAGGGGAAACACATGGCATATACACCAAAAGAAGGTTCAGGAAGTCTGTTTAAAAATGAGCGTAAGGCTTCTGATAACCATCCTGACTTTACTGGAACAGTTATGGTCAATGGCAAAGAGCATTACTTATCTGCCTGGACTAAGACATCCACTAAAGGCACAAAGTTTCTTAGCGTATCAATCGGCAAAGAAAAAATCCCACAAGGATTTAAACCAGCAGGATCAGACGAGTTACCAAAGGATGATCCGTTTATAGACGATAGTACCCCGTTCTAAAGGAAAACACCATGCAGAACCAAATTAAGAATCTTATTACCGAAAGTGCCAAGTTAAGCTGGCAACCAGTTGGCGTAGATGAAGAACAGCAACTTATTAGTTTTAAACCTGAAGATTTGTTGTCTGTGATTAAGGCGGTTCTGCACGTTGCTGCCGATATGTGCGAAAACTACTATGATTCAGAGCGTATCATTAACTATGCACAAGGAATTAAATGACTTGCCAAGTATGTAAATTCTTTGTATTCAATCAAAATGATATGATGGGAGCTTGTAAGCTCAATCCTGTGGTTGTTAATAAAATGCCTCAGGACTGGTGCGGTCAAGAGATTCCAAAAGAATACGAAGAACCAGGCATTACAATAACTGTTGCTCCAAAGGCTACAACTGTTGCCCAAGAAACAACATACGATATACACACGGATGAAGTAAAACCAAAAAGGGGAAGAAAAAATGCAGGAACAAAAGAGTGAATCAGGCCATTGGTACACCAAAGATGGAGAGCCAGCCTACACAATCGAACGAGCAGATGGCAAAGGGATGCGAAACACCACTTTGCGAGATGCAAAGAAGCTGAGCCTTTTACCGAGCGTTACTACCATTCTCGGTGTGGCGGCAAAGCCTGGACTCCAGAATTGGCTTCAGCAGCAGGCTATCCTTGCAGCCTTAACGCTACCACGCAATGAGGGCGAGTCTGAGGAAGATTACTTAGACCGAGTTCTCAACGATTCTAAGGCACAAGGCAGGGATGCAGCCGATAGAGGAACACAGATTCATGGCGTATTAGAAGCCTTTTTTAGCCAAGTTTTATTGCCCGAAATACCTGAGTATTGCCGTAATGCAGAAAACGCTTTAAAAGCCTCGTTTGGCAATCGCCTATGGGTTACTGAGAAGTCTGGTAGCCATGAGCTAGGATTTGCTGGAAAAGTGGACTTACACGCTAAAGGCGATAAAGTTAAGGGCATTGT